AACGCAGAAAATTGGACTCCGTCCGCCACTAATCAGGCTGGTAGTTTGCGTTTATCAAGAGGTACAGAAATAGTGGCTGCGGCTCAAGCACGCCAAGAAATTTTAGTATTCACTGATTCTTCTCTATATTCGTTACAGTATGTGGGCGCACCTGCAGTATGGACAGCTAATATTGTTGGAGAAAACATATCTATTTCATCTCAAAACGCTGTAGGTTATGCGAATGGCGTGGCTTATTGGATGGGTAAAGATAAATTTTACAAGTACGATGGCCGCACTTCACCTCTAAAATGCGATGTTCGTAAATATGTTTTTAATGATTTTAATACAGAACAATACTCACAAGTGTTCTCAGGCACCAACGAATCGTTTCATGAAATTTGGTGGTTTTACTGTTCAACAAGTGCAACAAACATAGACAAATATGTAATATACAACTACTTGGAGGACATATGGTATTACGGAACTTTAGCCAGAACTGCTTGGCTTGATTCTGGGTTACGTGATAACCCGTTAGCAGCAACTTATGATAATAATTTGGTGGACCACGAGAGTGGTATTGACGACAATCAAGGGTCAAGCGCCGCTGCAATCACTGCTTACGTAGAATCATCTGAATTTGACCTTGATGATGGTCACAAATTCATGCACGTAAATAGAATCATACCTGACGTAAGTTTTGATGGTTCTACTGCAACCAGTCCAGTTGTCACCATGACACTGAAACCATTACGTAATTCAGGTTCTGGCATACATTCAACTCCTTCTTTAGGTGGAGTAAATAACGCTACTGTTACTCGCACTGCTTCATCTCCCGTGGAAGTGTTTACAGATCAAATAGATGTAAGAGTACGGGGTAGGCAGTTGTCTATGAGAATAGAGTCTTCTGCAGAGGGCGTTACTTGGCAGTTGGGCGCACCAAGAATAGATATGCGTCCTGATGGGAGAAGATAATGCCAACTCGCAGTGTAAATAGCACTAGATATGACATACCGTTTCGCGCTCCAGCGTTGCCATATGCACCTACGGAGTATGACCAACAACAATTTGAACAGTTTAACAACGTCCTTAGACTGTATTTTAGTCAACTGGACACGGCCTTAAGAAATGCAAATTCATCAGATCAACCCGAAGCGGCAGCGTGGTTTTTAGGATAATGGCTAACGTATATACAAATGCAAAAAAAGATCTGACAACTACCAGCGCCACCACGCTGTATACTGCTCCTGAGTTAACCACGGGCATAGTAAAATCTATTCTTGTGTCAGAAGACTCAGGCAATGCAGATACTATAACGTTAACAATAACTGATGCAGAATCGTCTCCTGCCACATTTAGCCTTTTTAAAACTAAAGCTGTTAGTGCAAACAATACAGTAGAACTATTGACAGCTCCTCTTGTGGTGCAAACTGGTGAAATATTAAAAGTTACTGCAGCTACAGCAAATAGACTACATGTTGTTGCAAGCATATTAGAGATAAGCTAATGCAGACGGTAGATAGCAACAAACAACAATTAGAAACGCATCAAGTCATAACTATGGCCATAGTTGAACAACGAGGCGAAGAAAATTTACAAAAAGATTTACTTAATTTCACCAGTGAAGCATCTATGCCCTCCGCAGACGTGACTCAAATAGGCAACACTGTGTTTGTTGGGCATGTAGGAAAAGGCAAAAATAAGACCAAAATGGTGGGACGTCCTTTAAACGTTGATACTGCCAGAAACTATGCAAATAACATGATTAAATACTACGCTTATCTACAGGACAAAGGCATAACTCACTGGAACGCTACATTTACTGGCGACACGTTAGTGCCACTGGCCCGCATAGTGCAGAAAAAATTAATAAATACGGATACTAGACTATACGTAGGAAAGTATAAAGGCACTGACAAATACGGAGTGTTCACTAAAATAGGTGAAGAGCCGTTAGAGGGAGTGGCTTAACATGTCTGCAGTAGTTGATTTTGTTGATGATGTTAAAGACACAGTTACCGATGTTGTTGATGATGTCGTAGATCTCGTATCAGAACCCATTGAATGGATAGGTGACACTATCGAAGACGTGGGTGAGTGGGCTGTTGAAGAAATATTTGATCCCGTTATCGAGTCAGTAGAAGACAGCATAAAGCAAATAGGAGATGACCCCGTAAAATTTGCAGCTCAAGTTGCAGCTGTAGCGTCAGGACAATATTGGGCTTTGCCTCTTATAGAAGGTGCAGACGTAGCAGCCGAGGGCGGTAGTGTTGAAGACGTGCTTTTGGCAACTGGTGAAGCCTACATCATGCAGCAAATAGGAGTCCCCGGTGCAGAAGCTGGCACTGGTGAAGTAGCAGAAAATATACTAACTAAACTCGTTGTAGATCAGGCTTTTGACAATATTAAAAAAGAAAATTTTGATGACGACCCACCGCCTGAAATTATGGGTACGGAGGAGGACGTCCAATTTTATGGAGAGGAACTACCAGAAGATCTTAAAGAGTCTTTAGAAGATGTTAATCAGACTTACCAAGACCTACAAGAAAAGGCTGGAGAGTTAGATGAGCTGTTTGATAGAGAAGAATATGCAGAAAAAACAGGTAAATATAACGAAATAGTCGGTGAGCTGCAAAACAAGATAGATACACAAAACGCTCTAAAAACTGAAGTAGATGATTTACAAGCAACAATAGAGGCAACTGATTTATCTGATAAAGCTGGATATGCAAATGCAGTTGATAACTACAACAAAAAAGTTAAAGAGTACAATTCTGCAGTCGAGGATGCAGGAAATTACTACAATGAGTATTTTGCAGATGAGTCCTCTGAAGGTAGTCAACTTCAAGAGTACATAAGTCAAACAAACGAAACGATAGCTTCTGCTAACGAAGAATATCAAGCGTTGAAAGAAGAATTTGAATCTAAGGGTGATGCGTTAGGGGTCGATGTAGCTAAAATATATGCAGATATAGAAAATCAATTCGTAGAAAATTTAACAGGTGGTCAGTTCAACGCAGAACAATACAAAACTTTAAACGATCTTGGAGATATAACTGATCAAGACGCTAAGAAACATTTCTTAAAAATAGGTAGGTTAGATGATTTACCTGTAAATCAAACACAGTACGACCAACAATACACTGAAGCCTCTGATAAAGCTTACAAAAAAATTATTGAAGATGCGGGTCTAGATATTGAAAACATAACGCAAGAACAAAAAGACTTTTTGCTAGAAGAAATTGTAAGTTATGAAGGCGGTAAATTAAAAAATGTAAAAGATATTACAGAAGGCTCTGAGTCGTTAAGTTCTTTAATTAAAGATAAAATATCTGAAGATATATTCTTTATATCTGACGTGCAGGACAAAGTTAGTAATGTTCTATCTGAATCAGGTGTGACTCCTAACGAGAGTGGAGTTATTAATTATGGTGATTTATCACAAACAGACAAAGACAAAATATTTGATATTGCTAAAGATTATTACAGTCCACCAGAGCCTGTAGTAGACCCAGAAATCGACACTGGAGGTAAAGTAGACCCTGACGACTTACCAGATAGACCAGATATTACAGATTTAACGCAAGATGATTTAGATTTCTTTGCAGAGATAGGTCAAGATCCAGAAGATTTTATAGAAGAGCAACAGTTAGGATACGACACAGACACTGACATAATTAGTGAAGAACCGGTAGCAGAAGACCCCATTACAGATTTAATTAGTGAAGAACCGGTAGCAGAAGATCCTATTACAGATTTAGTAACAGATCTTATCACAATATCAGAGCTTACAAACGAAGATCAAGATCTACCAATTATTGACACAACAGGCCCGACGGTGCAAGATGAGGTGCCTGTTGACGTGTTTGATTATATTCCGGTAGACGATCAAGTTATATCTGACATTGACCCTATAACTGGAGATCCAATAATTACTGATGGCACTGGAGATATTGGTGATATTATTGGTGTTGGAGGCACATCAGGCGAGGGTGAAGGCGAAGGCGAAGGCGAAGGCGAAGGTGAAGGTGAAGGTGAAGGTGGACAACAGCAAGTGCAACAACTGTTACAAGCAGCTTTTACTCCTGTTACAGTCAGAGTGCCAGATAATGTCGCTAAGATTGCACCTGCGTACGATTTTAAAGACATTTTTAGAAATCCGGCTCAAACAGCTTTTTACCAGAGTCCATACTCGCAGAAGAGCGCAAATGAAGAGCTTTTACGGCTCATTACTGGAGGTAAGTAATGGTTGATATTTTAGATTACTTAGGTTTTGGTGGTGGCAGTAATTACGATTATAGTGATTTAACTGGGAACCCATTTGGTAATCCGGGGCAGACACAAACATCTCAAACTGGCGATGGTGGTGGCGGTTCAAGCATTTTTGACATTTTTACAAGTCCCTTTGAAGGTGATAATTTTTCAAAAATTATAGGTTCTGTTACTGCTGGCGCAGGTAGTATACAACAAATAGGTGAATTATTCGGATACGATCCTTTTGGGCTTGCACAGCAACAACCATTGACGGGTTATCAAGGTGGGATACCGGACTACACTGCCACACGTCTACAAGTGCCTAATACTTATGATCCAGAACGCCGTCCGGGCAGTGGTGGGCAAAGGTATTTTACTGATGTCAGCTTTTCAGGTGCCGATTTACAGTCAGAAGCAGACAGACTAGAAGCGCTAAATAAAGCAAATATAGCATCTAGAACCAGAGCTGGTGTGCAAATGCCAGATGTTTACGCTGCAAGACAAGCTGCTGCAGAAGCTGCGGCGAAAGAGGCTGCGGCGAAAGAGGCTGCGGCTGGAGAGACTACGACACCTCGTCAATTTACACCTTTTAGTTCATCGGGCGCGCCTCCTCCCGATAATCCTAATACTCCGCAAAATGAAAGGCAGGACTTTCTTGATAGAGTGGCAGCGGGTGAAACATCTGATGTATTGACCGGTATCCCACCCGGTTTCAATCCAAATTCTGTTACACCATTCACAAATCTTCCGCGCCCGGGCGGTGTAGGTGCGCCCCCAGCGGATGACCCACGAACGCCGCAAAATGAATATCAGGACTTTCTTGATAAATTGGCATCGGGTGAAATTACGGGGGGTGGTCCTTTTGGTCCTAAACCACTAGTTGGTAATTTACAGGGTTCTGGCGTTGCTACATCTAATAATCCCGCTGCCGCACAATCATTCAACCAGCTAAGTCCAGCTGAGCAAGCAGCATTACTGGGCGGTGCTATGAAGGGGTTTGCACGAGGTGGCATAGCTCAGTTTGCTGCTGGACGTGGAGTAGACGTGCCGGATTCATCAAGCTCACCGATGCAAAAGGTGGCCAACATCAGATCAAATAAACCTATAACGACACGAACTATGCCTAACGGAAGAAAAGGAATATTCCAAGGTAATGTGTTTTTAGGCTACGCCGATGAAGGTATTTCGGGTAGTGACATTACCGGTGCAATAGAAGAGCAAGTAGAGAGGTTAAAAGAATTTGGTGGTGCCGCTCTAAAGAAAATAGGTCTGCAAGAAGGCGGTATCGCACAACTTAAAAATCCTCAATATTTAGATGGTGATACCGATGGTATGGCTGACAGAATAGATGCAAGTATAGAGGGTGAGCAGCCTGCAGCTCTTAGTGACGGTGAATTTGTAATCCCAGCAGATGTTGTTAGTCATCTTGGCAACGGCAACTCCGAGGCTGGTGCTAAAGTATTAGAAAAAATGATGGCAAGGGTGCGTAAAGAGCGCACCGGTAGCACGAAGCAGGGTAAAGAAATCGTACCTGAAGAATTTTTGCCCGCATAGGAGATAAATTATGAGCGCGCTAGATCCAAGCACATCAGCAGCACAAACAGGGACAGGAGCTACAGACGTAGCTACAACAGACCCTCTAGTTGGTAAACAAACTGGGACTGAATCTGCACTTTCTACTTATGTCGGACCTTATGTCACTGATATGCTTGGCAAAGGTCAGGCACTTGCAGAATTAGGATATCAAGGTTATGGCGGACCTCTGACCGCTGGCGAATCTGCAGCGCAAACAAAAGCTTTTGAGGGTATAGCTGGGTTAGATGTGCCAACAGATTCCATGGGAGTATTTACTCCAAAAAGCTTCACTGATGAGGGTATCGCCAGTCAGTTTATGAACCCTTANCTTATGCAGGCGTTACAACCACAGATTGATGAAGCACGTCGTCAAGCTGAAATACAGCGCATAGCAGATGCGGGCAGACTTACACGGGCAGGTGCGTTTGGTGGATCTCGTCAAGCCATAATGGAGGCCGAAGGTAGTCGTAATTTGTTACAAAACCTTGCTGGTATAACAGGAGCCGGGTATAG